TTTGACTGGGGAGGTAGATGTTGACGATATGAGTAAATATCCAATAGGAAGAGGATGTTTGCTCGAAAAATTCTTCATGCAACAGAAGGTCATTGAGTATATTCAATATCTTGATGTCGATCCTGCCAATCCTATAGAGATGGCCATTGCCAACGATCTCGCTATCATTGATTTGTATAAATATAGAGCAGTAGCGATTCTTTCTTCTGGGGATAAGGATGGAACTGGACAAGATTTCATGAGAACAGATATCATTGGGTTCAATGAAGAGACCGGACAGGCTGCTCAAATGACTAGAACCCATCCCGCCTTAGAAGTAATTGACAAATTAGAAAAGAGAAGAGAGAGCTATATTGATAAACTGAATGAGTCTAGAAGAGCAAAGATGGAACTTGCTTTTAAACTTGGGCAAGGAAAAGATAATAGTAAGGTTCTCGAAGAAGTGTCTAAGTTGCGCGAAGCAATCTCCAGGATTGCAAATGGCAAGACTATTGAGATACCTGTTGATGAAACTGAAGTCTTTTTGGAAGGAGCACTTTGATGAATCCAGATCAAATTACTATTGAAGCTATTTATGATGCAATGGGTTGGGAGGATCCTGACCTGTGGCTCGGTAAGAGGATTGAAGAGAATTGGGAGAGGCTCAGAAAAGAATATATTGCTCATGAGCACAAAGATATCATTGATTTACCTGTACAAGAAGTGCTTGATTTAATCGCGAGACGTAGTGGCAGGACTACACAGCTCTGTGTAAAAGCGATATTGAAAGCTTTAGAAGGAGATAAGGTTCTAATTTGCGCGCCACATATTTCCGCCGCCCGACAAATTGAGCTGATCGTCTATGATGCCTGGAAGGCTTTATCACTAAAAGCCAACCTCTCCTGTTGGATTAAAGTTGAAGCAATTGGTAATCAGGGGCCATGCAAAAGAAATACGGATTGGGCAGATCTTATATTGGAGGACCATACCTGCGAGAAGTATAAGTAAATGGATCCAGTACAGCGAATTCTTGGAGATATCAGCCATCTAACCAGTGGCGGTATTCTAGACATTGAGACCTTTTCATTAGAGAGGGGCTCTCCTATCCATGAGGTCGCTTATGCCGTCCCTTCTGAAAAAAGGGCAACTCAATATATTCTTCAACCTACTTATGCTGGTGTCATGCCGGCCAAGGCACAAGACGTACTTGGCCTGGCTGTCAGCAAAAAGGATATCTTAAAAAGATTACCAGTCCAGGAAGCTCTTGGACGAGATGTAACTTGGGGAGATATAGTAAGGGTCCACGCCCTGATGCGTCAGGGCTCATTAAAGGGCCCTGTAGACGCTCAGGAGCTACGCAACCTGTTAGGCAGTGGTCCTGGAGCCAAGGCATCCGAAGTTCTCTCCTGGAGCCTTCCAGGGGGCCCTAAAGTGAAGGAGGTGCTGGCAGAGAAGGATTCATGGCTACTAAGACAAATAGAGGCCAAAACTTATCCTTGGATGGAGGGAGCTGATGCTCCTTCAGGCACATTCAAAATCAAGGGCTATACAGATATAGAAAGTACAATAACGAACATGAAGGACTTGTTCGGGAGAGGGAGTCCGCATCCTTTACTTGGAGATATAAAAAAGAGAATTACATGGGTGCATAATGCAAGTTACGAATCGGCACGCATTGGAGCTTGGCTTAGAATTTCTGAGTCAGAGGGAAGAACCACTGGGCTGAAGGACACTGTTCGTTGGCACACCACTGCTGGATTAGAGGATCTATATGTCACGGGCCCAGAGGTCAATGCTGCTAGAGCAAAAGCCTCTATCACCGGAGACTGGGCCCCAGTGTGGCAGGCTTACATGAAGCATAGTGGGCCTGGAGATGTCCGAGACATTATGGACGTATTGCGAGCTAACCAAAGTTATGCTCGACAGCTCGGCCTGATTAAGACTGGTAGGGTTGGACAGTTTTCTGGTTTGAGTGTAGATGTTGCTACGAAGCTCTTCTTGATAAGCGAAGGACGGATGGACAAAGTGATGGGCCATAAAGAGACCCACGTTGCCCTCCTTGACGCTGCCAGAGAAGAAGGGTATCTGGTTAAGAGAGCCACTATGCAGGCTGCTACTTTAAGTGAAGTGGCTAAGGGAACTGAAACAGGTAAAGAGCTATTAAAAATGGCCAAGGGCAAGCAAGGCCCCTTGTATGATGCCATTCGGTTCTTTGCCGCATGGGACTTCTTCAATAGCTCTAACCAGGAAGCAAACTTTACACAGAGATTAGGACGAGCCTTTGAAGATTTTGCGACTCAGGGACGTACTGTTCAGCACTCAGGAAGCCGCTTGATTTCTTCAGAAATGGTTTCTAATGCTGGAGAAAGAGCTATCGGGACTCTGAACGTTCCTGCCAAGAGAACTATTCTAAATAGCCCTGATGAGTTCCTTGATTGGCTCAAAAAGACTGGGCAATATTCAGAAGTAGATTTTGATAAAGTTTCTGGCGAAATGATTGACGAGCTAACTTCTTCTGGTGGGCTAAGAGTAACAAGTAAAGGAACTGAGATTGCAGATAGAGCGGCTCTTCTTACTGGCGCTAGAGCTTATACAGATCAAATTGTTGATAGAACAATAACCAGAAAGTTAGCCGAAATAGCCAATGGACCCGGTGGGGTTGCTGGTTTCATGGGAGGCCTGACAGATGAAATTCCAAGTGGTGTAAGGCAGTCTGTTGCTAGTAGGGCTTTCAGTGAAGGAGCCTTCAAAAGAGGGGCCTATATTACTGCTGGCATCGCAGCCAGTATCGGAATATTGGGTGCCGCTATAGGCTCTTTTCAGGGACCGGGAAGGCAGAAGCCGAGTCTTCGGACTGTAACTTATGAAAGATGGCTTGAGAATCAAAGAGAATTCTCTGGTTTAGAGAATGCTGCTGATCAAACTGGAATGAGAGAAGGCGGGATCGCAGCCTCTATGAGAAGGGCTTTTACCGACTTTGGTTCTCCTTATTGTGGTCCTTGGATATCCAACCAAGTATTCTTTGATCAAGATATATTGCAAGAAAGAGAGCGGTTCAATAGAGAACGATTTAGTTATATTCACAGTGATCCGAAAGACGGAGTATTTGCTCAACTGAGAAGATTGGTGCCATCTCTTCGGACCTCCAGCTTACTACACAGTGGCGTTGAGAGAGCTGACTCCAGTGAATACTCGGGTATTCAGGGTGACGGATTATTTAAAGTAAATCTCAAAAGTGGCGGCTGGAGAATGAGAGTAGACGACGCAGATACTGTCACCATTGAAAGAGGGCTCCTTTTTAGAGATAAGTATTCATTCCGTCTCTCTGGAATTGATGCGCCAGAGGTAAGACACGGACAGCAAAAGGGACAGCCAGGATCCGAAGAGGCGAAGGAGAAACTACAGTCTTTCCTTAATTCTGGACAGAACATAGAAATGGTGTTTAACCCAAGAGATGTTACTTATGGTCGATCCCTGGGTGTTGTTATGATTGATGGAAGAAACATCAACGCAGAATTGGTTAAGTCTGGAAGTGTCGCAGCACTGAACTGGCAGTCTAAAGAGACTCAGATGTTAAGAGGCTCTGTAATGGCTGCTTATGAGAAGAGCGCTCAAGGTGGACAAGCTGGTATGTGGCAGCATCCTTTTTGGCAGGTTTATCAGGATACATTAGAAGGGCAAAGAATCACCTTTAACCAGATGAATAACTTGTCCCATGTTGCTGAAAGTGCAATAATGATGTCGGCTGTAAGTCTAATGAGAAATGCAGAGGCACAGGGCTTTTATTCAAACTCTATGCAGATTGCTGCCGCAGATATTAAAGAGCACATAAGAGCCGGTGGCTTAGATCGAGACTACAAGTTTCCCATTGTATCCAGTTCTGCTAATGCTCCACACAATAACTATATGTTAGAGATGCAAATAGATCTCGGAAGTTGGATTCAAACAAAGGGTGGAAAAGCGCAGAATAAATTCAAACATAAAGAGGGACTAAGGAAATTAAATAAAGGCTTGACTCTTGACACGATGAGCACAAGTACGTCAGTATGGAACAGAAGAAGACTGGAAGCCTTTGATCAATATGAGTCACAAGGAAATAGAAGAAGACAACAGATGGCAGAAGCCCAAAAAGGCCTTTGTGACGATATGTTTTGCAGTCCAATAGGACATTGTAGGTGGTAACATGCCGAGTGCTTTAAGAGCTTTATATAATGCTGGAAGATCAGAATTAGGAGGATATCTTTCTCCTGGTTTTATGTGGACTGCTGGTTATGCTATACCAGATCGGGGGGTTATACATGCTGTAGGAGAGCAGATCTATCACTTCGGTCCTACTGGTGTTAGAAAAATGCCTGGCAAGTTGCCAGAGCTTCTGACTGAAGCAGAAATGAATAGCTATCACGTTATGACTAAAGGTGGTGAACAGAGTTTGGCTCAGGCGATTGCTCCAGGAAAATTTACGAATGCTGCCAGTAAGCTGCCATTTGTTGGTCCATTTTT